ACTGGCTCAATGGCAATGTCAACATACAACTCATTTCTATCAATTCTAGAAGGAGTATTGTTTGTCTCATCACAGACTATAACATAATCATATAGTGCTCTTTGTCCTACTAATTCAAGCATTAGACTTTCGGCTGCTGCTTTAATTTCACGACGTGTCTGAGCATCGTTAGGTTCAAACAAGAATGGTCTTGCAAGAACATCTAATTGTTTACGTAGATAGCAAACTAAACGTGCTACGTTAATTCTATCCAATGCGCTGGCATTTCTAGCACGAGTGCGTTGACCGTAGGCCAATACACCAACACCGGTTAGTGTGGCAATTGGATTAATCTTAACATCGTCGAGTACATCACGTAGACCTTGTGGCAATGCTGTAGATTTAAATTCTCCTTCAGCAGTAATATAACCAACTGATGTAGCATTGTCAACACCACCGCGGCGTGTACCAGCAGGTGCAAACCATGGATAGCTCTTAGCATCACTGTTAATGATAGTGCGTAACATCATGTGACTTGCTGGAACAACAATGTTGTTACCTGCGTTGTCGTTAGTATAACCGCTTGGGTAATACATGGCCATGTATTCGTCATAGCTAGTGGCACCAGCATCACCATTGTCCAATGCTTCGGCTGTGTTTAATCCCCAGGCATTTAATGCTGTGCCTGTTGGCTGTAAACGGAATGGTGTATCACCAACAACAAACGCTGTAATACCGCGATCAGTGTTTAGACCAATCATGTTTTGAATTACTTCAGGATAACCAGGTGTTGCCATTAGGTTAAATCCTAATGTATCATTGTCACGGATTGATTGATTAGTATCAATCAATGATTTAAATGTTTCAACTACCTGTGCTCGTTGACTTAATCTACCAAACTGTGGACCGCCATCAGCAGCTACGGCATTTTGCGATACCCAACGATCTGCATTATAACCTGTCATGCTAGCGTTGCCATTACGTGTGTTAAGAGCAGATTTGTTGATATAACCTGATACATATTTCTTAACGTTAAATCCTGAACGACGAGTATTCCATAGACGCATACCACGTGGATACAATGCTGGATCTGGACAATCTGGGTCTAGATAATTGCTAGTTCTTAGTGCAACAATAGTACTAGGGTCTGTAGCATTTCCAGCAGTTGCCCATCGAGCATCTGCAAATAACCAACCAGTTGGAGTTGATTGATCTGTTACGTCTTGCTTAACCCATGCTGTACCGCTGTAAACATAAATGTTTCTACCGTACATGTCAACATCGCTAGTATCGACCCAAATGTCACCAGCAACTAGTTCTGATCCATCTGCTTGGCCAGTATTTTTATCAGGCTCAGTGGCGCTGATAATTGGACCAGTTTCGTCTAATCCAGTATTATAGAATTGACTAGAAGAATGTTGCATTCCTACCCATGTATTTCCATTATGGATTAAAATATCAACTTCGTCGACAACACTGTTATACCACATTGTTGCATCTGCTGGGATTGTTGTAGGGGCATCATTTCTTGCTTCGTATACTAACGGTTTCCAGTTTGTTACAATAAATGTGAACGATGTAGTGCCTGTTGTGAAATCACCTGTAGGAGCACTAAACACATTAGCAGTTGTGCCAGCTGTAAAGAATGAGTTCAATACAGTTTCTGGGCCTGTGTACAATTCAATTGCGCCACCACCTGAGTGTGTTATAGTTAGCACATTTGTAGGAACATCCCAAGAAGCAGATGTATAAGTTAATCCAGCGCCGGAAATACCAGCTGGAATTTGACTTCCAATAGAAGTACCTGTACTAGTTAATGAAACAGTTCTAACAGAACTCCACGCACCTGAAGGTAACGTTTCTCTAATAGTAAATGAAGAAGTAGTGCTTAATTGTGTAGCAACTAAATTACTCACCGCAGTTGTTGAACCAGCCGCTGACTTTCTCCAAAGTTTAAAATTACCAACATCGGCAGCACCGTGATTGTAACTAGACTCAATGAATACAGTTCCTACAGCAATATTCTTGCCACCACCTACTTGATCTAATGCAAAGTTTGCAGATAAAATACTTGAGTAGATTGGTGCAGTGACAGTAGTCCATGATCGACTTGAGCCGTTGTATACTTTAACAGCCCAGTTTGCGCCATTTGCAGGAACTGTTGAAGTGATCCATACGCTGCCAGTAGATGTGCCAGTATTGAATGTTGTTGGGTATGTATAGTGAGGACTAATTTGTAATGCTTTGTTAGTTTCAAATCCGTCAGTTACAGAAGCCCAAGTATTGTCTGATTTTTTAAAATACAATGTATTTGCATTTGCGTTAGTTACAACCATGGCATAATCGCCAATTTGTCCAACGCTTGTTGCTGGAGCAGAACCTGTAAAACTGTTTGTAGGTGTTGTATCATCTAAAACAATAGGAGTCTTAACCGTAAAGGCTTGTGTACTAGAATTCCATTCTTTGATACCAAACAGTGTAGATGCTGTGTCTACCCAGTATGTTCCTGCTACAGGAGCACCTACTGGTTCTGTGCTAGTCGGTGTTAATGCAGATAAGTCCATGTCTGCACGTACTACGTATGCACGTGAGCTTACGCCCAATGCGCTGTAAGCGGCTTGTAGGCCATATTCGTTTAATTCATTACCGTGTAATGGATTGCCACTACTGTCAGTGTAGAACAAAGGTGTTCCAAATGTATCTGTTAGATCACGTTGACTTGTGATTAACCATACTTTACCTGCATTAGCGGCTGTGGTACCCAAGGCGGTTGTTCCGCTTGGATTTGTTTTATCTTCTTGTGTGGCTACAAATAGCATCGGCACTGTGCCGGGAGCTGATGGAGTGTAAAAACTCTCATCAATAACGCTTACTTGTACGCCTGGTGAATTCAATGTTGCCATTTAACTGTCTCCTATATGGATTACTTGAGTTATTTACCAAGATGATGATAAAACCACCAGGTTAAATACACTACAAAAGGGCGCAAAAAGGGCGGGTATGAGAAATTTATGTAGGATATGCAATCAAAGACCAGTAGCAGTTAATTACTACAAAGAAGGTCGAGCATTCTACAGGTCAAAATGCGACCACTGTGCTAATAATCGAAGTGACGGTACTCCAAAGTGGGAGTTAGCGGGCTACAAAAAGAAAACAGTCTGCGATAAGTGTAACTATACTTCAAAGTACAGTGAACAGTTTAATGTGTTCTATGTTGATGGCAATCCTGCTAATTGCAGATATACAAATTTAAAATCTGTGTGCGCTAACTGTCAACGCATACTTCACAAACTCAAGCTACCGTGGCGACAGGGTGATTTGAAACCAGATTTTTAATTTCAGCAAACAGAGAATCAATACTACGATCGTTGTGAACTACGTGGTCAATTTTGCATCCAACCCATGCAGTTTCGCTGGTATGAATTTTTTCGTTCTTTAAGAAATTTTGTGCGTTCTCTGAACCTTTGTTTGCTTGGATGGCAACATCGTACCAATGCGGCAAAGGACCACGTTGTACTCTAACTACAATGCCACCTGCACTGTGTATGGCTTTTATTTCGTTAGGAAATCGAACATCGCTGATTACAATATTATCTGTAGTTTTACGCATTTTGTTTTCTACTGATGCAATCCAAATATCATCGTGAAAGCCTTGTCGGCATACTTCAGTTCCCCAATATTGGAGAACCCATCTCGGAGTTAAGTGTGGCATGTTTAGGCGTTCTGACCACCAAGGATCTACCTGTTCGCGCCATTCGCGGGCTTCTGATGTGCGACCTTCTAGAAGTGTGCGATCCCAACCAAACACTGCGGCCACTGCATCTTTAAGAGTATTTGCAAATGAGTCTCGGCGAAATCCGTGAAAGTTAACCAAATAATCTGCGGCAGTATCTTTGCCTGAACCAATAAAACCCACGAATCCGATAATCATAGCATCTCCTTGTGATACTATAATTTACTATAATTCTGTATAATTGTCAATAGTTTTTTAGCCAATTACAAATGTAAGTGGTGTTCCGCCGTCTTTGTAGTTTATTAGATCCATCTCTAATGTTTCCATTTCGGCTTTGCCCTCGCCCTTTAATGCAGTACCGTTTAAACTTGTACCGCCTTGTGGACTGGCAATTTGATTGAATTTTTCACGAGCTTCTCCTAGCATCATCTTGCAGGTAGCCAGACTGTAGTCTCTTAACCATCCTTTAGCAAATGGGTCCTGTAGTAGATTAAAGTCAGGACGATAGTTGAACAACCACAGAAGCACTTCTTCCTCACTTCTAGGACGTTGCATGATAGTTAGTTTTTTGGTAGTTTTATTAAATGTAAAATTAATATCACTACCGAACATTTTGCCTACCTGCTTCTGATACGAAGCAAAAGCATAATAGGTAGCTAAGCCGCCCATGTTCGAAGAAGTTAAGAGATAGGTATTTGAATACGCTAAATTGAATGGTTCAAACAAGGTTCCACCTTGTCCGCCCCCTGACCTAGAACCGATACTTCGCCTAAAGATTTGACGTACATTTGTTACTTCTTGAGGTAAAATGTAATCGTTTTTGTCAATTTCTAGCATTAAAAAGCCGAAACTTTCTTCTACAGCATTAGTACTTCTAGCACGGAATTTATTTAAAGCACGGTCAATGGCAGTGTTATAATGGGCAGGGTCTAGCTCTACGTCAACCATGCCATCACCTAGCATCAGTTTGCAATAGTCTATTACTTGTTGGCGTTCGTTTTCGTTCTCAGTCATATCAATATTTAGCTATAAATAGTAGACTATGCCAAGACTTTCTCTTTACCGTCCCGAAAAGGGCAATGATTTTAAATTTCTAGATCGCACAATCTATGAGCAATTCCAGGTGGGCGGAACTGACATCTACTTGCACAAGTATCTAGGGGCAGTAAATCCATTAGAGGGAGAAAGTAGTCCCACAAAACCAGCAAATGTTGCTGAAGCAGGAGAGCTAGGCATACAAGACGTATTGTTTATGGAAAACAGAGATCGTCATTACGATCCTGATGTTTATGTTATTCGCGGGATTTATACACTACAAGACATTGATTTTAACCTAAGTCAATTTGGTTTATTTTTACAAAACGATAATATCATGATTACATTCCACTTACGTGGGACTCATGATTCTATTGGTAGAAAGATCATGGCAGGTGACGTTATTGAACTGCCGCACCAAAAAGATGAGTATGCACTAGATGACAGATTAGTAGCGTTAAAAAGATTTTATGTAGTCAGTGAGGTTAATCGCCCTGCCAGTGGTTATAGTCAGACATGGTATCCGCACTTACTACGTGCTAAATGTGCTCCGTTAGTTGATACACAAGAATTTAAAGAAATTCTCGATCAAGATAGTGGTGCAGAAGATGGCAGTACATTAAGAGACTTGTTGTCCACGTATCAAAAGAACATTGATATCAATGATCAAATCATAGCACAGGCTAGAGCAGATGCTGAAAAAAGCGGATATGAAACTAATCAGTTTTATGTAATTCCTAGAGATGAAACAGGTCTAGTCGAAGTTGAAGATGTAGCCAATGGTGAAGTTGATGTAAGTTCAGATGCATTAGATGCCAGCGCAGTCTTATCAAGTCCCACTA